TGATTGCAGGTGTTTCACCAGCTTCTTAGTCTTAGACTTCGGCATTCCATAATCTACTAATCTGTTTGCAACCATAAAAGATAAACCATGTCGCCATTGCTTATCTAAGAATTGCCATCGTCCTCTAGCTGAAGACTCATCTCCTACTGCTTTGTAGTTACCTCTAGATTCATGATGACTTACACATTTTGCGTAAGCAACTTGATCTTTTGGAACTCTTGCTGCTGCTGTTTTATAGTCCACCGCATTAGCATTTGGTGAGACTAATAAAAAGGCTACAGCGATTGCCATGACCTTCAGACATCGTTCCTCTGACGGCGGACAGATACAGCATAAATAAACACAAACATAGTTGCCTCCTAGTCGTTGTGTTAGTTAGCTTTTGGTTCCATTTATCAATGTATCTAATGCATCTTGATAAACGTAACGTAAGTTTGAAGGTGTTTTGTAACCTTCAACTTTTCCAAGATCAACCCAACGTCGTACTGTTCGTGAGTTGCGTCCAATGAGCTTTGCAGCTTGCCCCGTTGTTAGGGACTTTCTATTTTCATTTGTCATGTGCACATCCTAAACTGTCCGTAGTGACCATTCGACCATTGCCGCATGGTGTTTTATCAGCGGACATAAACATAAAAATAAATTATGCTATACAATCCGCATGCGATTAACCGGTTTACCTGGCGGTTCTCCGGTTAATCGTCCAACATACATTCAAGCATAGTTCCCCAGCAATAACCACCATCTGTCCACCAAAGATTCATGGACACTTGCCAAATTGCCCATAAACCAATCAAGATGAATATCGCTCTAACTCGTTTGCCACGTTTAGTTAGTTTCATTGCTAGTCTCCTTAGTTTGCTGACAAGAACAGACTTCGATATCATATTCCTCCTGATGAGAGTGATAGATATATCCTTTTCCATAACATAAATTACAAGTCATTGGATTCATCCAAATCCCAAGCAATCTCAGAGTTTATGCATATCGGAACAACGCAAACCCATCGCGGCATTCCACTGTATGCTCTACTAGAAACCATGACATCAGATCCGCAAGCAGAGCACTTTAATCTTTCTGTTTTTACGGTCATGACAATCTCCAATATCCATAGACGCACCTAGTTCCATCTCTTGATGGATCGTAGGTGTCATGTATAACTTTGTCCAGAACTGCCGTGATGTGTTTAGAAACCTGCACCACAAGTCTTCCTTCTGGAAGTTCTGATTCTACAAGATGGACTTTGCAACCAGATCCAATCTTCATTGTTGGAGTCCAGACAAATCCTAAGTCTTGCATCATTTTTCTTATAGTACTTTTACGTACTCCAGTTCTAGCATTAGATTTTTTGCTAACTCTGGACTTGTATTCATTAGATGCATAACTATTAACTAATTCATAAACCTCTTGATAAGGCCTTTGACTAGCAATAGATATAGCGCGGACAACACAATCGCCAGTAGATCCTTTGTATCCTGCTTCGGATCTACCGCCGTCGTTATATTCGTATTTCATTTTTCCTCCTGGCGGTTAGTGGTACTGGACCATTATACACTGCGGACTTTTTGATCCGCTAGTTTGTCGTGCAATTCGGCACATTTTTTGCATACATATGCAATGAAACGCTGACCGTTGTCATATTGATACCAACGATTTTGTAAATACTTACTATCGCGTCCACACATTGGACAAGTTAAGCATTCGCAAGTTTTCATTACTCAGATCCTCTCATTAGTCTGCCCCATACTGCAAGCATTTCAATTTCTGATTCGAAACGTCCATCAGCTTTTGCGCGGTCAATAATTTCATTGACGCTAGATAGTTCAGGATAATCTGAACGAAGTTTTGCAGCAAACTGAGTTGCCCATTCTTTTGTTAAGTAAGTCATTACTTCATCTCCTTTGATGTTGCGATAGCAATTTCCATCAAAAGATCATCAGCAAATTGCTTTTCTTCTTTTGTCCAACTTGTGTAGTACTCAGCAAATTCATTTGCAGTAACAGATAAATCTGCATAACCAAGTACTTTCTTTTGTACTTCAAACTTACGTGGTAAACCACACTTGTAGTTCCAAGTAATTTGTTCTTTTGACATTGTATTCATTTTGTCCTCCTGGCGGTTAGTATGAGCGGTTGCTCATAGGATCAATATACACTGAATGTGGACATATATCCACCATTTGTGGAAATGTTTCTAAAAGATCTTATTTACTAGAACATCTGTTCTGGCTGATGGCACATAAGTTAACCAGAGCCACCAGGATCCATCAGGACGCGGGTCCATTTGTGGTGAGTATAAATATACTCGGATTGATATGTCCGTGGTTCTGGGACAAACCTGGCCGCTCGATCTGGACTAAACGGACTTAAAAAGGTTCCAAAAGGTTCTAAAAAGATCTTATTCAATAGAGTGTACAAATACTGGTGGACAGTATTGAATGTACCTATGAGCAACCAACCGGTTGCCATAACCGCCAGGAGGATCCAAATGCAAAAGCCAGAAAAATACACAGATGCACAATGGAAGTTTATTTTAGAATCAATTGAAGCAGAACAACAATTTGAAATGACTGCAGCTTTTGGTTCTGGTGTTCAACTTGTAGATGTAGTAACCGGAAAAAAATATACAACTAAATAAAAAGGACGAAACACTCCGCAAGGAGTGTCCAGTGTTAAATGACACTGCTGATGAGTCCATCAGAATAAATCGCCAGGAGGAACAAATGTCAGTAGAAATTCAGAACGCAGCACGTCGCAAAGCTCCATGGATTAGCACCGCAACATGGGTAAATTCAAGTGACGAGCAAATCTCTGCAGCTCAAGTTCTTGAGAATGCAAAACTTGATTGGGAAGTTCAACACACTCCACTTTCAACTACAGCAATTAACAATGATGGAGTAACTGTTGTTACTCTTGAAGATAAAGTTGCTACAACTCGTGTTAACAAGGACGGATCAGCTTCTGTTCTAGGTATCACTTCTCCTACATATACAATTGTCCAGAATAACGACATTGTCAACATTGTGGATTCTGTTATGTACGAAGCTGGTGCAATTTACCAGTCAGCTGGTGAACTACGCGGTGGCAAGAAGATCTTTATGGCTGCAAAGCTTCCTAACACTCTTGATCTTACTCTTAAGAATGTTGATCCAGTAGAAGCATTTCTAGTTGCATCAAATACTCACGATGGAACAGATTCACTTCGCTTTGAAATCAAGTATCTTCGCTTGATCTGCACAAACGGAATGACACGTTGGACAAATGCTTCTTCTATTTCTTTCCGTCATTCAGCTCGTATGAATGTCAAGATCGAAGATGTTCGTCAAACTCTAGGTGTTGTTCTTAAGTCAAATGAAGAATTCAACCTTCTTTCATCTTCTCTATTTGATAAGAAAGTTGCTAACTCTGACTTCTGGTCAATCGTCAAGGATGTTCTGCCTCTAGATGAGGACAATATGACCGAGCGTCAGCAAAACAACGTTCGTGAGCGTCACCAGATGCTTCTAGGTATCTGGAATGGCCACACTCAAGAAAACATCAAAGGAACTGCATGGGGAATTGTTAATGCTTTCACAGAGTTCGAACAATGGACCCGCACAACTCGTTCAGCTAATGACTTTGCGGCTGGTGAGCGATTCATGATGAATCAAGGAACATCTCTATCAGATCGAGTCTTGGAGATGGTTCGCTAAGACAAAAAGAAAAGAGCCCCTGCCGAAAGGCAGGGGCTTCTTTTTTGTTCTTTTAATCTAAGAATGCAATGTGATTCTTTCCAGCTTTTGTTTGTAAGGCTATTTGGACTTGACCACCACTATTGATATCGAATCGAATTGCTGTTTTAACCGCTTGTTCTAAGATCTCAATTGCATCTTCATATTCATCTGCTTCATCAATTCCTAGCGCGTGAGCAGCTCCAAGAGCAAGTTTGGCGCCTGTTCCTGTAGTGTAAACTTTGTCTTTTGTCTTTTCTAATCCATACACTTCATCTATAAAGTACAAAGTTCCTTGGACGGCAACTATAAAATCATTCTCAAAAGATGATGGATAACCTTCAGATTTAATGTCATAGCCTGAGATTCCAAAGGTTTTGCGTAGGTTTGGCACAAACTGAGTCACCATAAACTTGTCCAGATTCTTTGATCTTGGAGGTGCTGGTGGATTAAAAGCATGTTGGATCAGATTCATGCCTCGGACTAAACCGGCAGCAGAAACTAAGTATTTGCCATTTTCAGCAATTTTGCCCATAGGAGAACAATCAGCTCTCATGTCATAACCAGTGGTTTGTGTATCTGCGGCAATGATGCAATAGTCATCATGTTGATATGCAATGAGTGTTGTCATTTTTCCTCCGTAGCCAGTTCTCCGCCAATAGCCATATAAGCTGCTCCATCTACCCAACCATCTAATTTTTCAGGTGATTGGACTAATCTAGCAACTTTGACTTGATTCATGCACAATGCAACTTGCCAAGGTTCTACGGTAATGCCTAAAACTACACTCCAAAGCTTTGCAATGCGGTCATGGTTCTCTTGTGGAGTTCCGTAGTCTGCTTGCCTATCGTTATAAATTAAACGTGTTGCTTCGTCTAAGATCTCTTTGCGATTCATTAGTCTAGCCAAACTTGATAACAAGCAGTGACGCGACCTCGTTCGGGATCAATGAAGTGGAGTCTTTGAGAAGGAACACCTGAGGCGGCCATAGAGTCGCGCGCGTACCTATTATCGGACTCTGTTGAACCGGTCCAATATACTGATCCAAGACCATCTGAAAGCGGTTCTTGTGCATGACGATGGTAATGACCCAAGTATATGTCTTGAAAGTTCCAGTCGTAAGCTCCAGCTTTCCATCTGTTTCCTGCTGCTTGCCATCCGGCCGGAGAAGCAAAACCAGATCTACCAACTTCATCGCCATGCATAAGAAGAGCTCGATAATTGCCGATCTCAATGCGCTGAATATCTTCAACACCATGGCGTGGATCCCATGTCAGTCTTTTAGCAGTCGCTTCTTCAGAACATAATAACTGACGAGCCAACTCATAACACATACGGTCAAAATTATCAGACTTCGGTACGTCCGCTCTTTTGTTTCCGATTCGGCCATGATTTCCCCATTCTGCAATAACAGTTACATGATGGTAAACTGCTAATGCTTGTCGTACAACATCTACTATCAAACGACTAACTGTTATGTATTGGTCATATAAACTAAGATCTATTTCCCATAGTTGAGCAGGATAGTTAAAAAGACCTTCAACCATATCTCCGCCAAAGCAGATTACAACATCATTGACTGGATGGTCTTGTCTTTGTATTTCAGTAATTTTAGTTGCTTTAGTTGTAAAGTCCATAACTCTAGTTCTCATGATTTCTGAGTTATAACTAGGAGTTACTTTTGCTCCTTGCCAATCAGTAAGATGCCATAAAGCAACTTCTGCTCTTTTACGGCGTTTATCTACCTTTGGACCTTCAATTGGCTTCATTGGTCCTAAAGCCAAAGTTGCATCTTTACATGCTTGAATCGTAGCTTCTACTAATTCTTCTGTCCGTTGTTTTGCTTTGGACAATTCTTTTTGTGTCCGTACAAGAGTCTGACGAAGTTCTGAAACTGATTCGTCTACTTCTAGTTGCAGTTTCTTAGCGTCGTCAGATAGAGTC